ATCAATTTCAACAGTAATTTCTTGAGCTAAAGCTGCCATGATTTCTGCTTCAACATCTAAACCGTGCATAGATTGTGCATCTTGCGCAGCTTCAAAAGTCCAACGTGCAGACAATTTACGTGTTTTAGCTTCAACAACTTGTTTCAAGATTTGAACGTTGATTTTCTTACCTGGGTTACCTTCAAGTGTACTTGTTGAATCAGCAGTACCTGTAGTTAAACTACCTGAATATGCTCTTGCAATTTTGAATGGACTTAGAGCTTCATCACCAGCTGTAGTGCTGTCACCTACTGAAGCAGATGCTGTTTCAGCGTAACGTACACGTAGAGTGTGGATTTGAGCTACTGGGCCAGTCATTGGTTGTACACCAACGATTTCGTTAGCGATAACTGTTGGCATAACACGACGAATCACTGGAAGAATCACGCGGTTTAGTGTTGCAACGTTACCTACTGCTGTTGCACCAGCTGAAGCGTTTTCTGTTAAGTGTTTACGTGTGTTTTCTAAAATTACAGCCATTGTAGTTCTTTTCGAACCTTGTAGACCTTCTAACAGGGCGTCTTTGGTCTCGTTCCAACGGCCTTCTAATAGTTGGGTTGTCATTTCTTATTTTCCTTTAAAAAAAATTACTACTATTTTAGCCCTGCTAAACGTCTGATTTCAATAACATTGTTATTGGTATCGGCGTCGTCTTTAGCAGATTTATCACCTGTCACTTCTGTACGACTCTCAGCTAATACTGGCTTTTCAGCTTTCTTAACACTAGAGTTATTTAGAACTGCGGGTAGATACTTTTCGTATGCGGCCTGAAGACGTTCAGTTTGCACACCTTCGAGTAAGCTAGACATTACATCTGCTTTCTCTTTGTTTAGAGGTTTAAATAATTCAGCAAGCTTCTCTTTACGAGTAATGCTTTCTGTAATCACTTTAACTTCACGATTCTTACTTTCAACTAGAGCTTCTTTTTCTGCGATTGCTTTTTGGCTTTCAGCGATAACTTGATCTTTTGTTTCAAGTTCTGCTTTAAGTTTTGCAAATTCTTTGTTTTCACTTAGGTGTGTAACAGCAAATTCACTTGCAAATGCTTCAAATAAGCGACGTCCAAACATGTTCTCACGAGCAGTTTGAATATCTTCTTTAAGTTGAGCTAGTTCTGAGCCTAGATTGTTTGCTACTGCTTCCTTAACAAGGGTAGCACTGCGTTTAACAAATTGACCTTGTAGTTCCGCTAATTTTTGTTTAGCTTCTGCTACTAGTTTCACTTTAGTTTCAACTACAGCTTTCTTGTCTTGGTCAAACTCTTTGATCTCTTCAGCTAAGGCATGGATAACAAATTTCTCTAACTTAGCAACTGCTTCAGTTTGAGTTTTGCGATCTGATCTTAACTCTTTGATTTCTTCAGCAAGTTTAGTAACTAAAAAGTCATTAAACTTACCTGCGCTTTCGATCATGTGAGTTTTAAATTTCACGCGATCTTCTGCAAGAGCTTTCTTCTCTTCGGCAAACTCATTGAGTTCAGCGGAGAGTTGTTCAGTAACCATTTTGTCTAGAGCTTCAACCATTACATTTTTGTCGTGTTCATAGCGACCCGCAAACTCTTCACGCAATTCAGCGCGAATGGTTTCACGAGCTTCAGTTAATTTTGATTCCCAAGCTTCGTTTAAACTTGCTTGAGTTTCTTCGTTAATGATGCCGGAATCTAACAATGGTTTGATAGCGTCTAACATTGTGATCTCCTATTTAATTTTTAGATCTTTGATTAAGCCTTTTACAGCTTCTTTCAAATACTTCTGTACTTTTTGATCTGCGCTGGCTTCACGTGCCATTTCGAATACCTTACTACCACCACGCATATTCATCAGTCCTTCGTAAATCGCTGTTGGATAAGCATTTGGTGCGCTTGGTTGCGCAACTACGTCTACTGTGACTATTTCAAAGTCACTTACTTTGCCGTCTCCCTCGCTCACGTTGCCGCTACCACGAGATGAAACACCAAGTTTTACTCCTGATTCCAACATGGTAGTAACTAGTACACCCATTGGAGTAGGAAGAACTCTTAATTTACCAAAACCGTTAGGACCATCCATCCACATATCAATAATCATATGTGAAACGCGATCTAGATTAATTTTCAAATCATCTGGGTGATCAACTTCGCCTAAGACGCTGTAACCACCCTTGATCTGTTCATTTAATGCAGAAACGGCTTTTTCAATCTCATTTACAGGATATACACGCTCATTGTGGTTTTTAACGCCACCTTGAATGAATATGCCCTTCATGTAAAGATTCTTACCTTTGCCATCATGCGAGTCTTCAGTCAAGACTTCCATTCTCGCAGCGTCAAACGTTAAGTTCTCTTTAAGATAAAATGCCATTATAGTTTCCTAATTATTTTGCTACTGGTGCTGTTTTATTAACAGCGCCTTCTTCTTTATTAACTGCTGTTTCTTTTGCTTTAAATGCTGTTTTACCTGCATTAGCACCTGGTTTGTTTTGTGGGTTAGCTACTAGTGTACCTTTTGATTTTTCGCTAGCTGCAGGACGGTTACCGTCTTGGTCAGCTGTGCCGCCTTTACTAAAAGCTGCTGTACCACCCATGTCATTCTTACCAGCTACTGTTGATTTTTTGTTAACTGCTACACTTTTACCTGTACCAACTGCTGCACCTTCTGAATTAGCTGGTGCTGCTACTTTTTCAACGTATTCACGTACGATAGATTCATCAACATCTTTGTCTTCTTCTTCTTTGTCTTCTTCTTTGTCTTCAGCTTCGTAGAATTCTTCGTTGCTCATTTCTTCTTTGCCGTGCATGTCTGACATCATCATGCCTTCCATTTCGTCTTCTGAACCTTCATCATCACCGTGGATACCTGGCATTTCGTGTTCTTCGTGTTCTTCACCAGCCATTAATGCATCAAATTCAGCTTTAAGTTCGTCAAGTGCATCTTCAAGATCAACAACTCGATCTTCAATTTCTGCTTCATCTTGGTCTTCTCCTGGCATCATTTCTTCAGCGTCCATTGCACCTTCTTCAGATTCTTCTTCTTCTGTCATGCCTTCTTCGTCTAAAGAAACTTCGTCAACTAGATCTTCAACTTCGTTGCCGCCCATTGTTTCTTCTAGATCTTCTTCAGATACTAGGCTTTCGTAAATATCACGTGATTTTTCAACAACGATAGTGTGGAAAAGTTCACGAGCTTTGTCTGTTTCATCGTTAATGATGAATTCGACTAGTTGTTCGTATTTGTTGTTCATTATGAACTCCTTAAAAATTAATATTAATCCGGACTAATACTCAATTGAAATGTATTATGTTTATATATTTAACAGAATTGTTACAAAATGGGGTTAAATGCTATGTTTTTGATTGATTCTGACAGATAATTACATCACCGGTGCTGCTGGTGGAGCTTTATACTGTTGTTGGACTGTTTTGATCTTGTTTTCGTGTTCTAGCTTACGCACATCATTCATGATACGTAAACGATTAAGTTGTTTAATAGTCAGTTTAGTTTTGCGTAGATCACTGAGCTTAAGAGCCGTATTATCGTCTTTTTCAGTGCTATATCCCTGAGGTTCGGGTTCAAAAATTTCCAGTAGGTTCATAAGAGTATTTACCAAAAAGTCTATATTCCGCCAGGGGCTGCTGGATTTCCTACTGATGCTGCCGGAACTTCGGCTGAACCTGCCATTGGCATGGCTTCTGCTCCCGGAATTGGTGGTGCGACAGATTCCAGATCCTGTTGTATACCAGAATTAGTAACTCCTACAGCACGTAATCCAGCTGTGGGGATATCTGTCTCTGTTACAGATCCGTTTTCCTGTGCCCATAATTCATCATTTCTGGTCATTTCTTCTTCGCTAAGATCCAAGTACCTTTCTAATAAGAATCGTTTGCTTAGATAAGGAATAGGCTCAAGGCTAGTAAATGTCTGGATACGAACGGCATCTACTTCGGCTTGGCGATATTTGGCAAAATTCTGTGGTTCGTTGAAGCGTAGATCAAATAGATTATTATCAATGTTAATACC